GTCTGAGGTGGTCCCTAGCAGTTGGTCATGGAGTTGCTTAGCTCCATGGGGAACTAACCCAGTCCTTCAAGCCAAGGCGCCTTCCACCGACGTTTAACAACGCCGGAGGTTTCCAGACCATAGAAACCAGGAAGGGTCTTGACCCAAGGATCGGGAAGAAACCCGCCGCTTTGAGAGAAAAACAACATTTGTTTTCTCTCCAGGTCCCGTTTGGTTGCCTGATATGAGGGGGAATTTCCACCCTTATTAAAAGGCTTTCTAACCGCGCGCTCGAACCGGGAGGCCGCCCTTCTTACTGAGGGGGCGCGGATTTCTCCGAGTTCGGGTGGAGCTCTAAAATAGAACTCCACAGACCTGAGACGACCAACAGCAGTTCGGAAGGCATCGCCAATGGCGACCCTACGTTCTGCTGCGTCAGTCAATGGGCAGTTGCTAAGGAGTTCCAAGCCCTCCCGTTCCCATTGGGTACGGGCGGCTAGGACCTCCCTAAGCCAACCGGTTGCCGCATCGTCTAGTAAAGAAGCTTTACTTTGACCGAGCGGACCGATGCCTAGCCCTACTATCAACTTCTCCAATGGAGCTTGTGATAGGAAGGTTAGCCACTGCACATGCAGCGTCAGACTAGCCGGTGGGTATAAGGGTAACCCTATACCTCCGTAACTAACTGGCGCTGAAATTGGGAGCCCAAACCTTCGGGCAAGTTGCCACGTGTAAAAATACGGTGACAACTTCCAGAAGAATTTGGGGATCCTCTTTGTGGGCCGACTAGGGTCGTTACCGAAACTCTCAACTTGAGTGAACCAGGTAACGTTGCCCTTCGACCCCCCAGGTGGTGCTACAAGCACTGACAAGGGCCAATAAGGCACGTCAAAGCCACTCTCTAACGGATTTTCCGCTATGAGCGCTCTGACTTTGTGCCAAAAGCTCTTGGGTACTGAGACCACTGCAGCGAGCTCTTCTAACCTTTTGTGGTATAGAATACGCCGTCGCATTGGCCACCGGGGAATGACGGCATCGTCGCCAATCCCCTTTAACACCGCCTCCGTACGCTTCAGACCGGAATGACGCCGCTTACTCTCCTTAGGAGTGTAAGGGTCTTCCTTCAGAACTTGTTCCGCTGCACAAAGCGAAACAAGCATGAGCGGGGGAAAAGATGTGGGATCTCCCATCATCTGCCCCGTGGTCGTAAGCGTACGATCCCTCGAGTTCAGGAATGCCAACCAATTATCCCAACAGGCGATAATTGGGTCGGCATACCCGTCCTTGTACTCCATGATCCCCGGTATATACTGAGGATCAAGTAATGGAGCTTTCGGAAAGAGGGAGAACAGCTGCTCAGGAACGTACCACGAAGGCGGTACGTCCTCAAGCAGGAGAGCTTTTGGTCCAAAAAGAAGACCAAAATACTTTCTGTACGGTTCTAGCTCGGGACACATGTCCGCGAGCGTTTCGTACACTGTTCTGGTTAGCCACTCCGGGTGATAGTCTGTTGCGGCCGAGCAGTCCTGGGATTCCCATGGACCCTCTTCTCCGCGCAGATCAATACCCCGGCTGCCACCCAGACTCTCCGAAAATCGAGGGTCGCGGATCATCGCACTGTCGATGACCCGCCTCAGGATTTGTTGAACAAGGTTAACTGCTGTTAATGAACAGGTAGGAAACCTTGTCTTCAAACCCCGCTCTTCCGCTACAATAGGCAGGATGGGTACGTAATCTAGATTGTCTAGTACGTACAACGTTCCTAACCTAAGGTAGTGTTGGAAGTGCGAACCTGCGCCGGGAAGGGTTTTCTCTAATTCATCCCAGGCACCTGCAAAGAGAGCCTTCTCAATCATTGTTGGGGCACCCTTCTGATGCCTCAAGTGATGAGAAAGCCTTTGCAGATACATACCATCGGGATCTTCCCGTATGGTAGGTAAGTGCCTTGCGCAGTTCTTTTTGTTCAACGCAAATCCTAACAGGACCAAATGCTGAACACCCTTCGTATGGCCACCTAAAGCCCTAGGATATCCTAGTGCTGCGTGACCTGAAGGCATTGTGTAAAGCTCCGGCTTCTTAGCCGGGGGCCATCGTAGGAAATACGATTGAACAAAGGGCCTCCAGTATTCTGGTTCTGGGGGTGGTTTGGAGGTCAATCGGCCTACCAAATCCTCCAGTCCTTTAGAATCCGGGGGAGCCGGGGGCAAAGAGCGTGCTACATATGATG